TCTAGGAAGTTAACAGTAGACGAATCTATTGATTCTAAACTGATCACTACTCTATCTTATTTGAAGAGAGTTGCTTGATGCTGTCAAGTAACTTCTCCTAAAATAGGTAGGGGGTCTGAGGCGGCCGGTTATCTGGCGTCCTGTAAAGAACAGCGCAATATGAAATATTAAACAACAAATCAATGACTAAGAAACAAAATATAAATTTTATTTCCCTCATCAAAGACGTGAAGTTTAGTACTAATATGATAAACCTCAATAACTTTGAGTTATTAGCTCTCTTTAGAACCTATGGTTATACTTTCGTAAACGCCATTGGAACTAGAGGGAGAGGTTATGCTACTAGATTAAATTTCCTATTGAAATTCTTCCGCTTCATTTTACATTTACGTAAAATGCATGGGGTCGAATTTTGTATTCAATACTTAAAGACGGGACAACTAGCGATACAGAAGAAGTTAGCTGGGACACCGGTTTCGAGTCTTCGGGAATTAAATCCTGATTTCCCGTTACCGCGTCTTACTAACGGACTTCCTGGAATCATACCGCTGTCTGATAGACGGTTGATTTCCTCCAAGAGGTCTTCTTCTGTAATCCGTTATTGACTAAGTTTGTTTTCCCTTTATCGGGTAATTAGTTGTGTTGGAAAGGTTAAACTTTCTACCATAACTGATCCCTTTACAGGTGATAACGAAAGACTCAGCAATATTGGTGATCAAATTATGAGTATAACAAAACATAAATTAGCTCCTTTTCTGAAAGGTTTACACTTTTCAGAATCCGAGATTTTTATGATTTCCAAGTCGTCTCCTACTTATTCTAGTAGTTGGCATGGGTTTTTCGGGGATCTTCTCGCTATGAATATACCTTTGTATAATAGCTTGATTTCCTTTTTAAAATCCACTAAGCAAAGCCGACTATCTAACTACATCGAAGGATATAGAGAGTTAGTTGTTGAGCTTAGTTCCAAAATGAATATTTACCATGGAATGAAAGATACAGCTCTAGAGCTGGATGAATCATTCGGTGAAATTCCTATGGGCCAATTGCAGGAAAAGGTAGAACCGGCTGGAAAGGTACGAATATTTGCCATGGTTGACTTTTGAACTCAAATTTCATTAAAAGGTCTTCATAATTATCTTTTTGATATATTAAGAAAATTACCTAATGATGCAACTTTTGATCAAAATGAGTCTATTTCTAGGGTTAAAAAGAAATTGGAATTGTACGGCTGTAGTTTCGGATATGATTTATCCGCTGCTACAGACCGTCTTCCCTTGGCAATACAGATTTCTGTATTATCAGTTCTTTTTAGTCCAGAAATGGCAAACCATTGAGCAGATCTTCTTGTCCGTAATCGAACTTATTTTTATAAGTCTGACCAAGGATGGGAAGGTTTGAAATACTCTGTGGGTCAACCTATGGGAGCATTAAGCTCTTGAGCCATGTTAGCATTAACACATCATCTTCTAGTTCAGATGGCCGCTCAGCCTTTTAAAGGTTGATTCGACAAGTATGAACTATTGGGTGATGATATTATTATCTTCGACAAAAGAGTCGCTGAGCGCTATTTAGAGATTATGGAACACTTAGGTGTATCTATTAATTTATCTAAATCGGTTATCAGTGACTGTAAAGTCGGAGAATTTGCAAAAGTTACTATTCTCAATGGGGTAGATGTTTCTGCCCTATCATGAAAACAGTTTCTCAGTAGCTCCTCTAGTTTAATGGGTAGAGTTAACATCCTTTATTTCCTTTTAAATAAAGGTATTGGATTAAATAACTTTAGCCACTTTACTAAAGGGTTAATTCGAAAGTCAAAATATGACTTAGGATTATTGGCTCCTGGTTACTTAGCACTTTTAACTATGCTAATCAACAAAAAGATTTTTACTTATCGTTGAGTAATAGCAAAGATTAATAATGTGAAAGTTCCTTTGCAAAGCTGATATGGAACTATACTCCTTTCCTTAGAACGTACAGATCTGTATGAGAATCTGTATAAGTACTTTGTTAAGGGTATAGCTGACTCAAGTTTATCACCACAGCGTGAGCTGTTGATGAAGAACAAAGAGCCCTGAATCATTATGCATATTCTGAAGAAGTTAGCTATGGGCCAGCATAAATGAAAATATTCATATGCACAGGACCATACTGATAAATCTTTAGATGTATTGCTTAATGGACAGGATGTTGGTGCTCTTCGCCAAGACCTTAGTAATTACTTTTGGGCGGC